TGAAAGGTACGAGACGAGTCTCGGTGATATTGATGTTCTGCGCGACTTGATACTCATATCGGCGCGGCATCGGTCTGCCGGTAGCAGGGTCTATCGGGTTGATAGCTCCTGGGGTGATAGGCATACCTGGGCCAAAGGGGACAGTAGCTGAAAATGGAGCGCGTGGCAGAGCCACACTATTGCCATATGTCTGTTGCATGGCAAGCCCACTTTGTCTCATCTCCTGCTCAGTCATAGTGACTGATCCTGCAGGAAGGCGAGGTGCTTTCTCTATGTCACCTACTAGAGCTCTAGCGATACGGTCACGCAGACCCATGTGTATCTCCTTCTCGTGCTACTAGGCGTGGACTACTACTCGATACTGATTTGATGTAGGAGCTACAGAGAACAAGAGCGTGATAGCAGTCGTAGATGTGTGCTGTACATCGGTGACAACCTCAGCATATGGGCTGCTGTTGTCGTACACGCTGACTATAACATCCTTTGTTCCGAGGTTATGTGACACGGTGTATGTGGTGGCTGTGCCATCTCCGACATTTGCCGCGTATTTGCGTACTGCGATAGTGGTATCTAGCTCAAAGCCTGATGCGCCTACTGATAAGCCACCTGAGGCTACGACTACGCCTGTGAAGTTTGTGCCTGTGAGCAGTACACCATTAGATGCTGTATATGTACCTGCACCTGAGAACTGTTGGAATACAACAGGATCAGTACCGACTGTATTTACCTCATCTACGCTAACCCATCCTGTGTTCGCGAGTGTTGTGCCGTTATCTACGAAGGTGAAATCTCCGCCTGACATTTCTGCGGCAGTATCAAAGTCTGTAGCACGAGTCAGTACCCAGGGAGTAGAGCCATCTCCTACTGTGCTCAGTACATAGATACCATTCTGCGCCTGTGAGGTCTGTAGTCTGACCAAAATACGAGCGTTAATGGATGGGGATACGCCATCTGTAGCGAAGGCAGCGTTAGCACCTGCGTTAGTCAGAGTAGCTCCGACACCTGCAGTTCCGTTGCTGTATGTAGCGTTGAGGTTCGCAGTCGTAGCAGCGTATGAGGCAGCGTGGATATGCAGACCCTCTGCGACTCCATCTACATATGCCTTTGTAGCAGCATCAGTAGATAGCGTTGGTGTGGCGAGGTTCGTAATTTTGTAGTTATTGAGGTTGAGATCAGCAGTCGGTGTAGCGAGCGCATTGAGGTTGATAGCAGAGTGCGCTGTGTTGTCATGTACCGGTGTGCCGTGTGTGTGGTCGTTGCGAGCGACAGATGTGCCTGTTCCGTTAGCAGATGACCCACCGAATGTTGTTTCTGCGGTGACATTTCCGAAGGATGGCATTGCGTGTGCATGGTCATCACGAGCAGGAGCTGTGCCTGTACCTACTGCACCTGCACCACCGATAGCGAGTGCTGTTGGTGTGGTGTTGGTCAGAGATGGTGTGCCGTGAGTATGGTCAGATCGAGAGTATGTTGTAGCAGAGCCACTACCGCTAGATGCACCATATGTAGTCTGAGCTGTGACTGCGCCAAAGTTAGAAACCTGTAGCCATGCTGATCCTGTATCGAAGTACATGATTTGTTGGTCAGTAGCAAAGAACAAACGACCTGCTGTTCCTGCTGCAGGGATGTTCGCATATAGACCTGAGATGACCTCAGACTCATTGAGTACAGATACCCATGCTGTGCCATCGTAGTAATACAGTTCGCCATCGCCTGTGTTGAAATAAATCTGACCAGCGACAGGACTTGCCGGTGCTGATGCTAGATTCTGGATGACAGCATTTGATAGCTCATTCTTGTTGAGGTCAATGCCTACTAGAAACTTGCGCGCCATGTTTTTCTCCTCTAGATCACATATGCAACGCCGCTAAACGCTGCCGTGAAGGTAATCACCATCTGATTGACAGTAGGATAACTGAAAGTGCCTTCGCATTGTGTCCCTGCCGAGTCGAGTACGACTGCGGTGGGATTGCCTCCGAGGTTGTGATTTATAGTCCACACCGCCGAAGGGCTGTTCTGTGTATGTGTGTAGAAAATCTGAGCAGATGCGGCTATTCCCTGTGGCCCAGGTGCTGTGACCTCTACTATCGCGTTCGTGGGTTTGATGATTACTACATCGTCAGCCATTACCGAGTCACCTCCGCCGATACTTCTGCCTGTCCCTGAGCTAGGCGAGTGACTACTCCACCTGATGTGACTTCGAGATCGTAGTAGTACATACCAGGGTCTATGTTCCTTGTCTGTGTAGCTGTTGCGTGAGTATTTACAGTACCCGATGCGCCTGTGATGGTGATGCCGTTTCCGCCTGTGGCTAGAGAGAGCACCGCATCAGGAGATGATGGTAGAGATCGTAGTTGTAGCGCAGCAGTAGCACCTGTCAGATTGACCGCCGATGTAGCGAGCCCTCCTGAGATGTATGTGCCTGTCGCGCCGTTGGTAATAGTGAGAGTGGTCGCTGTAGCTGTTGCGATAGTGACATTCTGTAGGTTGTAGATAGGTGGGATGACTCCATCTATGGATACTGTCTGTCCAGGTATGAAGCCGTTCTGCGCTGTGACTGTGACTGTAGTGCCGTTAGCCGTGATGTTTGTGATCTCGGCTGGCTGTTTGTAGATAAAGGTGGCGTACCAATCTGCACCCTGGTCTATCGCATATTCGCCGGTGAAGTTGAAACTGACAGCCATCTATAGTCCTCCGGTCTTTATGGTAGCCACGATGATAGCAGTTCCACACTTCATGCAGATGTGCATTGACTTCGGGTTCGGCATCCCACAGCTAGAGCAGACATTCGCGAGTGAGTTGAAGTAGTTGCTGATAGATGATGTACCGAGCAGATCAGAGAACGCTTGCACCATCGCATCGAGTCTGTCAGGGGATGTGGGGTCTGCCGGTGTCCATGTAGTCATCTGATCCTCTAGTTTGTGGAAGATACCGAGATGGTGGACACGCCCCTGCTCATACATAGCAGCGACAGGCTCTGCTCTGAGTTTCTTACCCACATGAGCTCGTATCTCTCGTATAGGCAGCACAGGTCTGACCTGTTTGAGGACTGCGCTGACCATATCGCCTCCCTGATTTACCTCGACCAGGATCGAGTCAGCCTTGTATTCGTCAAATAGAGCTACAGCCCTAGATGCCCAGTCCAAAGGTGAGCCGCGCATGGAGTGGTCAGCTAGGAGATAGCCATGACCGGATACATCGCATCCAGCTACGACTATGCCGGTCTCATCTGAGTTAGCTGTATTGGTGACTGCAGGGTCTATAGATACGACTATGCGTGAGAGATGTGGTCGTTCCTCGACTCTGCATCGCTCTATGATGCCTCTAGTCCAGAGAGCACCCTCTACATCCTCCAGGATTTCCCCGTATAGCTCCTGCCTACCTAGTCTAGTCTCGTTATATCGAGCCTGTAGCTCGGCGAGCGCGATAGAGCTCAGGTTGGCAGCGTTCTCAAAGGTCGAGCCTCTGGTCACATATGTAGTAGATCGAGATACGAGATCGCGTATGAGCTGTGTAGGTCTAGGCGTGGTAGTGACTACTACGCGAGGAGTTTCGCCTAGTCGGAGTCCGAACTGGAGTTGATCCCAGGTGTCTTCATACTCCCATGCTGCTAGCTCGTCACACCATGCACCATGATGCTGTGGGCCACGCAGAGTATCTGGCTCCTCGGCTGAGAAGCCCTTTATCATCGCCCCGTTGGGCAAGTTGATCTTGGTACGCGACCTGTTGTAGTGCTGCTCGCTGTACAGACCATAGCGTTTGAGCACAGATAGCACACCTGACTCGCCCTCGAAGCAGGTATCTCTCACATCAGCGTGAGTCCTAGCTACTACCGCCCATCTCGTGTTCGGGCGTGTTATCGCCTCGTACACTATCCACTCCGCCCCCGTCCTCGTCTTGCCCCACCCTCGCCCCGATAGGATCATCCACACTTGCCAGGGTGTCATCGGTGGTAGCTGATTCGATCTCGCCTGTATCTCCTGCCATTGGACTCTCGACTGCGCTATCTGCAGAGTTTTCTCTGAGTAGCTCGGCAAGGTCTCGTACTGCTCTGTCAATGCTCTCGCCTCCATCCCATACGGTCACATCCTGAGCGATTTTGACCGGCATATCTAGTCCCAGAAGTTTCGCTCTACGCTCCATAATCCTCAGTACAGTCGCTATAGCTGAGTTATCCCCACCCATAGCCTTCGGCCACGCCGCTAGTTGTAGCCGGTCTAGTCGATCTATCTCTGCCTGTCGTAGCTCCTCGGCTGGCTGTTGTAGCACACGCTTGAGAGCGCGCTTATAGGCTAGATATGCGCCTGAGTGGTCTGCATATCCGACCTGTTCAGCTATACGCTGCCATGTCAGTCCAGCCCTGCGTAGTTCGAGGACTTTGAGCTCTCGGTCTAGCTGTTCTGGCTCTGGAACTGCATTGTGAGTGGGCATGGTGGGACTACACCTCACTCACGATGGTGTCGAGCCCTGAGATCGGAGTTGCACCGTCTTGGTCTAGCAGGGAGCTAGATGCATCGCTGTCAATGCTTCCAGGGCGTAATCCACGATACATACGAGCTCCATACTCGTCTATCGCGGAGAAGGGGAGGATAGGTACTGTGAGCCTATCCAATACTGTGTCATGCAGAGGATATATGTATCTGAGCTGAAAGCCTGGCAAACACTCCGCGCCTATCTTTTTGAGGAACGAGGTAGATGTCTCTGTGCCGGTCTTGCCATATCTCGCCTTGATACTGCCCTTCCCTGCGTTAGGGCTAAAGCCTGGCTCAAACACTATCTTGGCTACGACCTCACCATCAGGCATACGCCACATAGAGTTGTTCGCTTTGATGCCTATCAGCTTGAAGCCTGATGCTCGATAGATAGTCCCATCCCCACATTGAGTCCCATCTGCATAGCTTAGTATCCACTCCACATGAGGAGCGTGTTTGCGTATCAGCCGCATGGCTATAGATATGGCTCTGCTCTCGCTGTTCTTAGGCAGCAGATCAGAGAATGCGAGTCTGTTGAGCTCCATGAAGCCGTTCCAGGGAGTATCGCTGACTAGGGGATTTGTTTTGTTTTTGTCTATGGATGGGCCGAACTGCATACAGCCCTCTAGTCGCCCTTTGAGGAACACGCCTAGATGTAGCTGAGATCGAGGATCGACTTTGCCTGAGTAGTGATGCTTGCGCACAAACGCCATAGCATCTCTAGAGGCTATCGGCTCAACCCTGAGCTCTTTGGCTGATGGCATCTAGCCACTCCTGACATATCGCCCATAGTGCGTTGCCGTTGCTGTTTTTGTTGTCTGAGTCTGTGAAATCGTGTGTTTGTTTGGACTGTTTGATGGCATGACTGATGAGCTCTGCCTGTACCAGGGTCATCGTGAAGGTCATCTGGGTAGCATCATCGCGCTCGCCACTAGGTACATCTCCAAAGGCATCCTCTAGAGATCGAACCTCAGCTACTGTCGCCTCGAAGCCAATGTCAGCAATATCCCATCCCTGATCCTGTAGTTCCATGAGCTGTGATGCTAGGACTACCTCATCCCACTCTGCTAGTTCTGCAGAGCGATTATCTGCGAGCGCATACGCCTTAGCCGTCTCGTTGTCCCACTCATCCGGTACTCGTACTATCACTATCTCTGACCATCCGATGCTCTTGGCAGCCTCTATTGTCCCATTACCTGCTAGGACTGTACTGCCTTGTACGACTATCGGCTTGCGCTGACCAAATCTCTGCAGACTGTTTGCTATAGCCCTGAGATTTACCTCTGAGTGTTTGCGAGCATTTGATGGATCGAGTGTGAGCGAGCTGATGGGTACGGTGAGCGTATCCATATGTGCCTCCTAATACTGCAACCAGATATAGAACGGGCCGAGATCGAGTCCAAGCGAGTATCTATCTATGTGGAAGCCTAAACCAAAAGCCCTCGCAACGCCAATGATGATGTATGTCTGACCTATGCGTATCTCTTTACTCACTAGGGAAAGCGTTGCCTTTCTGTATGAGATTCAGTCGAGCATCTAGGAGATCATCTATAGAGCTCTGTAGCATCTCTTTCTTGCGCCAGTTCATCCTGTTGCCAAACTCATCTTTTTGCAGCATGGCATATGTGTACCGGATAGCCTCGTCTATATCGGCTATGGAAATGTCCTCTGTGATGACTACGCTCATATGAGGATGATAGAACTACTTACGCGGTTTGCGCTTGAGCTCCTCCTCTAGCTCCTCACGATGGAGGTCTAGCAGGTTCTCTATTTTGAAGGCTAGGGGCTCGTATCCGCGAGCGCGTATCCGGTCTGCGACTGTCTGCAGAATGACTGCTATCTGTGGATCGTCACTTATCACTCGATATCCCCCTGAGAAAGTCTAGAAGTTGCTCAACAACGACCACATCTCGCCCATCTATATGATGATGATAGTCACCTGCGAACGCCTCTATCTCGCTGATGACTCTGCTACGAGTCTGATGCTCTAGTGCTCGGATCATAGTCTGTAATGTGTCAAAGTCTGCCATGTCTCTCCTGTCGGATAGCCTGGAAGCGCGCTACATCCTCTCGTCTGTAGTACACCTTGCGACCTAGTTTGGACACATAGGTCAGTTGTTGCCGATGCTGTATCTGTCTCAGATTGTTGAGCGTGATACCTAATAGCTCGGCGACCTCTAGTGAGGTCAGTAGCGACTCATCTACCATCCTGGGTCATACGCATCAGGCTGACTAGAAGGGGCTCTTGTCGATCCCTTTTGTAGTCGCGGCACTAGCGCAACCTCGCTCGCTGTAATTTCTAACGCTGTCTTTTCTACTCCATCTCGGCCCTGAAATGTGGACTGTTTGACACTACCGAGTACGAGTACCTCGTCACCCTTTTTGATACTGTCAGCTACAGCCTCAGCCTTTGCACCGAACATCGCTACCCTGAACCACATCGTCTCGCCATCTACCCACTCGCCACCCTTTTTGTTGCGTGGTGTGTAGGCAATGCTGAATGTAGCAAGCGGTAGTTGATCCTTTGTGACGAACTTGATCTCAGGGTCGCTTCCGACTCTGCCCTTGACTTTGATCTCCATATATCACTCACCTTCCATGAGAACGCTGACTCTACCATCATCTTGTAATAGGACAACAGAACCATCTGATCGAGAGAAAGGGACTTGGGATGGCTCTTGCCATGATGCGACCATCCAACCTTTCTGACTCGCATAGTCTGGGTTGTGGTGGATGCTGCTCGTTTTGAGGTTATGACAGCCGTGATGCACTCGGATGATATTGCTAGCTGTGTCCTTCCCACCTCTAGAACGGAGTTTTCTGTGATGCAGAGCCATAGATGGGAGTGCCAGTAGCCCACAGACTTCACAGTACCCACCTGCCCTCTCCTCTACTAATGCCACGATTTTCTTGTCCACTCAGTCCTAATCCTCATCATCATCTTCATATACATCATCATCATCGAGATGTGGTAGAGCTCGCTCGATATGGATAGGGATGATAGTGCTCATCAGTACCAGCCTCCTCTGCCGTTTTTGTCTGCTCTAGATAGCCAGGAGTCTAACGCCTTACATGGGGTGTCGTACCTGTGCTCGATATAGCCAAGTCCCCATCGTATCTGAGGGTGCGGATGGCTCAGGAAGTCAGCTATCTGTGCCTTTGTGTTATGGCGCATGTGCCTCTGAGGGATGCCGTAGTCATGGGTAGGCGACTTCGCCCTGTGATTCCAGGCAGACTCTTTGCCCCATAACTGAGCTAGGCATCTGTACTCACGCTCAGGTTGTTTGTAATCTATGCGTAGTAGATGCTTTGCATAGTCTTTGGCAGACATCTGTGAGATCACAAACTGATGCTTTTGTTTGGGAGTCATCACGGGCGCGTGGGCATAACTAGGCAGAACGAGCACCACCCCTGACAGGGCTACTATAAGTGCTCGTGCGATGAGGCTAACTATCCGCCCCTGACCTCCAACGCCTTACATACTTGGCAGATGGCATCACCATATTTCCATGAGCCACAGGTGCATCTATTTATCAGTTTGTCCATCTCTTGCCCCTTTCAGGTTGGTATTTGGACTCGCCCTAGTTTATATGATGGTCTGAGCTCAGGTGCTTCGAACATTTTGCTATGACCTGTGCCGGTGGGCTCTACGAGCACTATCTCACGCCAATACTTACAAGTGCCATAGTCCCTGAACGAGTCATAGGCTCTGACTGCCTCTACAGCCGATGTGTACTTATGGCTGTATGTGACATCGCCATCCTCTGTCACCTGTACTAGAAACTCGTACTTCATCTGCCCTCCTCGATAACTCGATCTATCTGCTCCATACACGAGCCATATCCGAGAGCGTTTCCATGCTCTGCGCCTACCCAACAGACATCTCGTGTCACATATGCGAACAGAAGTCCTATCACCACCGCAGGTATGAGCACGAGGACTATCCATCCCCTGCGTGTCAGCCTAGTTGTCTTGTTTTCCATTTGCTGCCTTCCTCCTGAAATACTCTGTTGTCATACACCACTCGCACTCTGCGAGTAGTTCTCCCTGTGTATCTGTACCGATTATGAGCCTGTTTGCGAATCCACCGGCTGTGCCACACCATGCGCAGGTGGGCTCTTTTGCCTCAATGCTCATTGCAGTCGGCAGTCACAGGGCAGTACCTCATATGACTCGCTATCGCTGATGATTTGTGTTCCTGATCCGCGACACATACTGCAGGGTGGTGGTGGTAGATGAGGTTGTAATGCTTTGGCAAAGTCGAGGTGCATCTCTGCCTGTTCTTTCAGGTCTGCTCTACCTATGCACTCTCGTGCGTTCTCCATGTGCCACTCATATACCTCTCGTACAGTCAGAGTCATGACAGCATCTCCCTCATCATGTCATTCAGTTCATCGTAGCTCAGGCGTGTGCCGAGCCATTTGAAGCCATCGGGAGTTCTCTCCTCCTCTATAGATAGCCATCTGATGTAGTCACGATATGGCTCTCTGCCCTTGTACATACGCATGAACTCACACGCTTTAATGTACATCGGGTACTCGTTGTTGATCCATAACGCACAGTTCCAGGTGGCTCTGTTCTTCCATCCCTCATAGGTCTGTGTACTCATGATGCCCTCACTCGCAGATAGATGTCGCTGTCGCGTAGTGGTGCGCCTAGTGCTGTATCGCACTCGTCATAGCACATACGACAGCCCACATATCCATCGCATCCTTTGGCTGTAGCACCACAGCACGATGTCAGACCTAGATACTCACCATTTTTGAAGATGGGCTCATCTGTGCGCACAATAAAGTCGCCATATTCTGTGATGCCTACGAGGTGCTGAACCTCAGATTTAGGGGCGAGGATGTATGAGCCATCCTCTAGATATACGCGTACTCTGCGAGGTTTGCGTGGCTCTGTAGCCACAAATCGACCAAGTGCAGCATCGTAGTGTCTGATAGTCATGACTATGCACCTACCTGTGCAGGTACATATGCGCGCACATCCTTGAGCATCTCTGATGCAGACAGCCATGAGTGCTCGCGAGAGTGCCATACCTCAGCGTTGCTGTGCTTGTTTGTGATGTACACGAGTGCCGATGCTACTGATGCAGGTGTCGCTGTCGCCATGCTCTGACCTGAGAGTGTGTATGTGTCATGTGTATCTACATGAGTGAGTGGGTCGTTGCCATTTGGTACTCGGAAGATGATGTGTTTCTTGGCGCGCTTGTCGAGGTCAGATACCTCCATGAGATATGCAAGTGCCATCTCATCGTTGAAGCGTAGTTCGTAGGTTTCTGTGCCATTTTTCTCGCCACCTACATGATGTGTCTTGATGGTCTCTGTCGCATACTGCGCCATCCATAGACCTGAGTTCTTTGATGCCTCAGCGCACCATGCTACGAGTGCATCTTCATCTGCGCGATTTTCTAGATATAGCCATGAGCTACCACCATCGCCTCGATCCTCTGCAGTACCGATGCGCTTTCCATCTCTGTACACAGATGCTGTCCATGCCACGCCCTCATGTGTGTTGAGGGTCTTGATGTTTTTGAGTTCGTACTTCATATCTGCCTCCATTTAGGTGGGGGACTACTCCCCCTGCAGACAAGAAGGTACGCCTACCCCCTATGAATTACAAGTATCCCTAGAGAAGTGTCGGAGTGGGTGTCCATAGGGTGATATCTACGCCGGTGCGCTCGCCATACTCCTTGCGAGCGTGGATATATGTGACCTGCGCATCATCCCTGTAGGCGATAGCTGTGAGCCCATCTAGGACAGCCCTGACAAGTTTGTCTAGGTCAGGCGCGACTGTGGGGTGAGATCGAGTCACAGTCCGAGGTTTAGGCATCACGAATGCCATCTCAATACTTATTGCGCCATCTCGCGGTAGAGCTCCTGCGTGTCGAGCACCCAGGGCGATAGCTGACCGCCACGCGGCGAGCGCAGAGCCCTGCGTGTGGATGATATAGCCGTTGATGACTTTCATAGACCCTTGGGGTATAGGTCTGCCATCAACAAAGAATGAGATCACACGAGCAGTCTAACTGCTCCGTTCACAATCTCAAGATGATCTTGACCTGTCTCATCTATGACATAGAAGTCATATGTGCCTATCCGGTCAGGGCCAAATGTGCTCTTGACTGTATAGGTGTGTTGGTTGATTACAACCTGATCTCCATAGCTGACCTCACCTGGGCTCACTATCCGTTCCATGACACCTCCTCGTGGTGTAATGATTACAGATAGGATAACACTATCTCTCAGGTTTAGCGTGAGCGTTTCTGTAGCAAGTCGCGGATACTTTGAGGCATCGGTACAGCCTTTGACCTCGCCTCATCTAACTCTCGCTGAAACTCGGCAGACTTGCGCATCTCAATCTCTCTGCGCCTCTCTGACTCAGCCTTCTCCTGTGCGAGTTTCTCCTCTTTCGAGAGCTCTCTCGGCGGTAATGGCTCATCCCCCCACCGGTGCGCATTGAGCCAAGTGGCTGCATGGGCTGTATAACTCGGACTGCGATTAGGATCATCGGCATACTTTTGCGCCCCTGCACATATCTCCTCGGCTGTAGCTACCCGTAGGGCTTTCTCAAACGATTTGAGTGCAGCCTGTTTTGCTACCTTTCTAGGATAGATAGACCAAAACACATCGAAGTGTTGTTTCAAGGATGGTTCTAAAGGATGGTTCTTGGGGCGTGATTGTCGCCCCGTGACTGTCGTAGTTGTCGCCCCGTCAGCGACATCGGTACGCCCCGTCACATTGTCGCCTCGTAGTCTGTAGATATTTATCTGATACAGATGTGGTCTGCGATCCTCTCGGCATCCTGCCGAACCGCCAGAGTGCTTGAACATCCTGATGAAGCCCTGGCTCACCAAGTTATTCACAGCTCTCTGGACAGTTCGTACTGAGATAGATGACTTGCTCGCGATAGTCGCCTGTGATGGATAGGACTGCGTACCCTCATCGTTCGCATGATCCGCAATCACTAGCAGCACCATCTTCTCTACAGTAGGCAGGTCGGTGCGCCACACCTCTGCCATCAGCCGAATACTCACATACACCCCAATATCTGCTCATATGTGATGCCATACAGAGCTAGTTCATCTACCGCCCTAGCGCGCTGATTTGGATACTTGCTAGGGTCACGCATTGATACACGCTCCATGCTCGTCATGCCACCCCACACGCCGTAGTCCTCATGCTCAAAGGCGTATGTCAGGCATGACTGCCATATGGGACAGCGAGCGCAGACCGAGCGCAGCGCGTTGATGTACTCGTACTGCAGGATCGAGCGTTGTTCCTCGACTGTGTAGAACAGGTCTGTATAAATACTGCCCTGACACTCAGCCTGATCCCAGTCTATTTCGCCATACTGGGGCATCCATGCACCCCCGATGAGTCAAAGTAGGGGCAATAGTCCTTACAGAAACTCACGAACTTCTCAGGGGCAGGAGGTTCAGCATCGCTACTCACGATGTCTTTGATTTCTTTGAGCCAGGCAATAGCCTCTAGTGCAGTCAGCTCGCTATATGGCTCTTGTATAACGCGGATATCAGCCATCTTGCCATCACGAGGTATGCCTACTAGCGATACCTCTTTGACATCGTAGCCGTTCTTGGACAGGAGATACCCATAGGTATGTATCTGCCACATCTTCTGCCGGTCATTTAGATATCGCAGACCTGACTTGGTAGTCGTTTTGAAGTCCACTACGAGTCCTATGTCTTTGATGAACAGGTCGCAATGACCGCGCAGACCCTCATGAGATATCTCTAACTCTATGAGGTAGTTATCACCAAAGGGATCAAGTCGAGTCATGACCTTCTCCATACCTGAGTGTATGAAAGTACCGAGGATAGCTCCGAGTGATTCTGTTGGATTTGTTTTCTCGTCTTGTTTGAGCTCGTGCCATACACGCCTACGACAGCCACCTAGACTGCTCGGCCCGATATCCACCTGCAGACTTCGATCTCTCTGAGCATCGTAGCCCTGTAGCGATTTCACCACGATATCCTGTAAATCAATCATTTTTCAGCCCTTTCTCGGCTACTACAGCACAGATCATCCGCACTCGTAGTGATGCTGCATACCAATCTGACGATATTTCTTTGCCCTCTGACAGGTCTATAGACCGAATCTCCTCAGCTATCTTCATGCGTAGCTCTATCTCTGTCATGACATCTCCATACTCGCTCGCACAGATGCACTCATGGACTGAGCAATCTTCACCTGTGTCTGCAATCTGTTCACATTGGCTCTAGATGCCTTCACCTTTGCCTCCTCAGTAGCAATAGCGATGTGTTTCTCAGCGTTAGCCACGAGTGCGATGTCCTCGCGCTCGCCTACTGTGTAGTTTCTACCGGTGGGGGATGAGCGACCTGCTAGTTCTAGTCGCGATTTTGCTAGACCTATCTCATAGTCAGCGACTGCCGTGAGGAAGGACATCTCACATGAGACAAGTTCCTGATGTGCTACATCTACCTCTTTGGATAGTTGATAGAGACGACTCTCTATCTGCTGCGGTGTCACTACCTGAGTCATATGACCACCTCCTCATGCCACTTCTCGGCTATGGCTCTATCTCTGTCGTACTCGCAGTAGGTAGTGCCTTTGTAATGATAGATAGTAGTTTCACTACTGTCTGCCCAACAAACCTCACATGATGCAAGGCGCGGTCTATAGGGACTCGGATGTAGTGGTGTCGCCATCATCAGCCTCCTTCACTATATGTAGCCCCTCGTTTTTCTGTTTCTCTTGTAATGCAATGAGTTTTGTTGCATCCGCAGATAGATCAAACGGATCGACAACGAGCTGATATCCAGCCATCTCTAGAGCCTCACCTAGTCGCTCAGGGAAGATGTCACCAAGAGCCGTTGCTACTGACCTGATACCCATAGCGTTCTGATGTACTGCTACCACGAATCCCATCGTGGGTTGGAACTTCTTTTGTTTGTCACTCATAGGAGCATTCCCTGTTCTGCACATCGCCATACGATGCACTCGTTCCCGTGTTTGTTTTTGCGTGTTGTGCCGGTATCTATGATGTGTCCATCCTCGACTAGACCGCCACGAGTAGGTCTGACTGTGTTGCCGTCTATCCCTAGTGCATCCTGTATCTCATCATCAGTAGCACCATGTAATCCACGATTGACGATGTAGTCATACACTCTGCGCCGTTTTGTTCCTGATCTCGGCAGAGCCTTCTCTGCCGCAAGTATCGAGGTGCGCTGTGCATTACTCGCTACTCTGACTCGGTTGCGGTCTATCACAGTTGCACGAGCCTCTTGTTGATAGCATCGAGCAGAGTGACTCCATCTACACGCACCTCTAGGATGCTCGCGTTTTCGTTATAGAGGCTCTTGAGTTCAGCCTTTGTAGTGATGTGTGCGACTGTGGGGATGAGGATTGCAGCCTTCGCTGTCTCCTCAGGTGTTGGTACTTTGATGGTGAGAGCAGGTTTGGTATCTGCACTCTTAGCGCGCTCCACTTTCTCCATCTCATTACGAGTAGGGCGTGTTGGTTTTTTGCTATTCGGATCGACACCGAGGTATCCAGCCATGCTGAGTGCGCGACCTGCAGCCGAGGTCGAACAGTTCTCTAGAGCTGAGTACTTGTTCACAGGGCTAGAGCCCACCATCTCCTCGGCAAAGTCCACAGCCTTGAGGATGTCGCCGTAGTACACCGATGCCTTCACGATGTACTGCAGAGGTCGGAGTGTGTTTGGATCGCGAACGATGTCCACGATTTCTGTAATGATGCGGAGGTCAGCGTGGTCTGAGTGAGCTCGCTGTAATCTTTCCGCGACTGTCTCGTATGCGTTTAGATCAAACGCCATGATGTGCCTTCTTTCTGTATGGGGCGCATCGCGCCCAGGGTCAGGTCAGACTTTAGGGGACACCACCGACAGATGGAAGTACCGCCACGCCCCCGATGTAATGAGTGGCATACTCAGGGGTCAGGGGGTGGGCTATGTCAGCCAGAGTACATATCAGTCTGTTCAACCTAATCGTGGAGGTTGAGTCAGACTTCAAATATCCAGATCAGATGCAGGATATGAGCAA